AGTAGAGGATTCTAAAAAAGACAAGATAGCTTTATATGGTCTTGAATATCCTGTAGGTACTTGGGTAGGTGCAGTCAAAGTAAATAACGAACAAGTATGGCAAGAGTTTGTAAAAACAGGTAAAGTCAAAGGATTTAGTATTGAGGGTTATTTCGCAGACAAAGCAGAAAGACCAAAAGACCCTACTATTAATGATCTAGCACAAATAGAAGAAGAAGAAGCTCAAGAATTATTATCACAGATTAAAGGTATAATTAGAAATGACAAAAGATACAAGGGTGGTAAAAGATTAATATTTGAAAGTTTTAGTGATTATCCTGATGCAGTAAAAAACAATGCAAAGAGAGGAATAGAACTTAATAAAAAAGTAAATAATAAATGTGCTACAGATGTCGGTAAGATTAGGGCACAACAATTAGCACAAGGTAAAGCAATAAGTGAACAGACTATTAGCAGGATGTATTCTTTCTTATCAAGAGCTGAGGAATATTACAAACCTGATGACAAGGAGGCTTGTGGTACAATCTCATATTTACTATGGGGTGGTCTTGCAGCAAAAAGATATTCAGAAAGAAAACTTAAAGAGCTTGGTAAATTAGATTTGTATAGTGAAAAAGTAAATGATGACTTTGCAATTATAAATGACAGATTAGGTTATGCTACAAAAGAAATGGCTGAGAAAATTGCAAAAGACATAGGTTGCGAGGGCATACATACCCACGATTATATGAATCAGATTTGGTATATGCCTTGTGAAAAACACGCACTAACAGAAGAAGAGTTTAAGAAATATGAATGTCCAAAAGGATATAAGAAAGATTACCAAAAACATAAGTGCGTAAAAATGGCAGAGATAGGGCCAAGAGGAGGTATAAGACCGAGTAAAAAAGCACCAAAGTCAGGTACACCTAATCCAAATCCAAAAGGTAAAGGAACAGCTAAAGGAGATGCTTCAACAAGCAGGGGAGCAAAGGTCTCACAAAAAGATTTAGCTTCTTTACAAAAAAAGTCAGATGACTTTAATGAGAGATACAAAAAGAAACTTGGTTATGGTGTAACAGTTGGACAATTAAAAGCAGTATTTCAAAGAGGCTTAGGTGCGTTCAACGTATCTCATAGTCCTCGAATAAAATCACCTACAGCTTGGGCTCAAGCACGAGTAAATGCTTATATGTATTTAGTAAGAAATGGTAGGCCACAAAATCCTAAGTACACAGGTGATTTTGATTTACTACCAAAAGGACATCCTAAAAGCAATAAGAAATGAAGAAAAAAGATTACATACCTAGCTATACAAGTCCAATAGGGGGGAGACGAGCTTGTTTATGTAAAGACGAATTGACTTACAAAATTGAGTGTTGTACTGGAGAACTACACGCACAAGGCATAGGTCAAATAACAAGAAGCAGTTAAAAATGCAAAATTAATTTAAAAAAGCGATATATAATTATGAAAGCTACAGAAATGATAAAACAAGTAAAAAATCTCTTAGGTGTTGAGCTATCTGACATCCAGTTAGCTGAACTCAAATTAGAGAACGGAACTGTTTTAGAAGCAGATGCTTTTGAATCAGGTAAAGAGGTCTTTATTAAAACTGAGGACGAAAATGTTGCTCTACCAGTTGGAGAGTACGAACTAGAAGATAATCGTTTATTAGTTGTCGAAGAAGAAGGGGTGATTAAAGAAATTAAAGCTCAAGAGGAAGAAGAAAAAGAGGATGAAGAAAAAGAGGACGACAAAGAAGAAATGAGATATGTGACTAGAGAAGAGTTCAGAAAAGAAATGGACGAACTTAAAGATATGGTTGAAAAAATGATGTCTCCAAAAGATAAAGAGGATATGTCATCACAGATTCAAGAGGAAGTATCTTTAGCAGTTACAGAAGTTTTAAATAGCCAAGCAGAAGAAAAAGAAATTCTAAAAGAAGAATTATCTCAACCTGCTGCAGAGCCTTTAAAGCACAACCCTGAAGAAAAGAAAAGCAACTTAAAAGTTAAGTTTGCTCAAAACAGGACAAAATCTACTCTTGATAGAGTAATGGAAACTATAAGTAATAAATAAATAAATATAAAATTATGGCAGTATTAACGCATATAAATAACGATGTCGTAAGAATTAAAAACGATGTTGATTCAGTATCAGCAGCAGTTACATTGACTGCAGCAGATAGTGGAAAATGGTACGAACTTGCAGCAAGTGCAGGTGTAACGGTAACATTACCGTCAGTTGAATCAGGACTACATTTTAGATTTGTTGTAGCAAATGCTTTTGATACATCAAACTATATCATTGATAGTGCAGAGGGAGACAATATAGATGGTATTTTAGTAGTTAATGGAGCAAGTGTTGCAGCTTCAGGAGAAGACCAAATTAACTTTGTAGCATCAGCAGAATCAGTAGGAGACTTTATTGATATTTGGTCTGATGGTAACAAATGGTATGTTTGGGGAATCGGAAACTCAGCAGGGTCAATTACAGCTACTGATCCAAGTTAATAATTAATTAAATAAATAAATAGAAAGATATGGCGACTACAACTTCGATAACTACTACTTATGCAGGTGAGTTTGCTGGTGAATATATAGCAGCAGCTTTATTAAGTGGTGTAACATTATCACAAGGTGGGGTTTCAATAAAACCCAATATTAAATTTAAAGAAGTAATCAAGAAAATGGCATTGGATAGTATCTTAAAAGATGCGTCTTGCGACTTTGACCCTACTTCAACTGTAACATTAACTGAGAGAATCCTACAACCTGAGGAATTTCAAGTGAATTTACAACTATGTAAAAAAGATTTCAGACAAGACTGGGATGCTCAATCAATGGGCTTCAGTCAGTATGACAATCTACCAAAGAGATTTTCTGACTTTTTAATTGCACAAGTTGCAGCTAAAGTAGCACAGAAAGTTGAGCAAAACATTTGGAACGGAGCAACTGCTAACGCAGGAGAGTTTGACGGATTTAAGACGTTATTACTTGCTGACGGAGACGTTGTAGATGTTTCAGGTACTACATTATCAGCTTCAAACATTATTGCAGAATTAGGAAAAGTAGTTGATGCTATCCCAAGTGCAGTATATTCAAAAGAAGATGTTAAGATTTACCTACCAACAAGTGCAGCAAAGTTCTACATTCAAGCTCAAGCAGCTTTAGGATATAGAGAATTGTATCACGTTGGACAAACTGAGATGAACTTTCAAGGTGTTCCATTATTCACAGCTCCAGGCCTAGCGGCTGATACAATGGTAGCTGCTGAATCATCAAACTTATTCTTTGGTACTGGTCTATTAAACGACTGGCAAGAAGTTAAGTTAATTGATATGGCTGACATTGACGGAAGTCAAAATGTAAGAGTAGTATTAAGAGGAAGTGCAGGAGTACAACACGGAATTGGCTCTGATATTGTATTATACTCGTAATAATGTTTAACATAAAAGAGGTAGGTGGGTAAAAGCCTACTTACCTTTTTTTTTAAAAAATAAAAATATGGCTTGTAATATAACAAACGGAAGAGCATTAGCTTGTAAATCAGGTGTAGGTGGATTAAGATTTGTTTACTTTTCTAACTACAATAATACAACGAGAGATTTAGCAATAGCAGCAGATGGCTCTGTTACTCTTGATGGCTCTGTAGATTTTTACAGATACGATTTAAAAGGTAATTCATCTTTAGAAACAGCCATAAACTCTTCAAGGGAAAATGGAACAACTTTTTACGAAAGCACTTTAAATCTTACATTACAATTTTTAGATAAGGCTACGCAAGAGCAAATTAAATTACTAGCTCACGGTAGGCCTCAAGTTGTAGTACAAGATTATAACGGTAATGCTTTCTTATTAGGGAAGATACACGGATGCGAAGTAAGTGGAGGAACAATGGTAACAGGAGCAGCAATGGGCGACTTGTCAGGCTTTACATTAGTATTGACTGCACAAGAAACTAACCCACCATTCTTCTGTGCAGCAGCACCATCAGATGATGCTACATCACCGATTGATCCAAACGCATAAAGAGTTATGGTTTATAAATAAAGGGGGGCTATATGCCTCCTTTTTTTTTATATCTATACAAAATAGCTCAATTATTTCGATATATAAATATGAAGATATTGACTACGAGTAGCTCTGCTCAGACGTTTGATGTAATACCAAGAACATTTGCATCTACATATACAATGAAATTAAGAGATACAAGTAAGAACAAAGAAGTATTTAGTGCAAGTGTTAGTGCTAGTGATGT